CTACGGCTGTTCAATCATTGGCAAGAGGCTTAGAGCGCCGAGAACGCCGGGGGCGTTGGCAGGGATAAACATCGGGGGCATGTTTGATCAGTTGGGCCGGTGTGCGGGGACCCCTCTGCGACATCCCCAAGGGGACCCCTGTCGCAGGTCCCCTGCCCACCTTCTGCAAATAGACAAGTTATTCCAATAGACAATGATTCGTTACTAGATATAATGCATTACATACCGATCCTCAGAGAGCTTCGTCATATCAGGTTCCTCATTACAAAACACAGCCACGTAGGGTACGGTCGACAAAATCTTCGTCGCCGAATGATACTTGGGAGAGAAGATCGTACGATCCTTCAGCATCTCTAGAATCGAATACTGAAGGTACTCCATCTGCGACCGGGGAACATCAACAAGAAAGACCTTTTTAGAAGGATCAATAGCATGGGCAAGATCATCGCGCTTTCCGACACGAAGAACTTGAACGTCGTCACGGGTAGATAACAGGTAACGAGTCATGAATGATTTACCTGTATTCCCGACAGGATCGACAAAGAAGTCTACATTTCTGTCTGAGACGGGCTCTTCGAGAGCGCTGATAAGGTCTTCCTGCCATCCTCGGAGGTCGACGGTTTCGGGGATAAGGGACGGCTTTGCGATGTTGGCGTCGATGATGTCCCAAAGTCGGGCCCCAGATCGAAGCCAAAGAGATGGAAATCGGACAACGAGCTCGGCTTGTGGAGGTCGGTGCTCCAATGACTTGACCCAGAGGATGAATTCGTCGAGATCGCTGCGCTTTCCTCCGCCAACTGGGGGTTGACCGAACTCTTCGAAGTCGCCGTCTTTCTTGCAATACGTTGAAGCTTGAAGGGGGGTTCCTCGGGCGATCTCGTAATGGCCGCGGGTCGATACGAGCGATTTGACCGAAGCAAGTACCTTCGCGTTGGGGAAACGGACGTAGCCTTGGAGGTGTCGAGTACCGGAGGCTCCCAGTTCTCTTCCGAAGACGAGATAGACAACTCGTCCACTTGATCCGAGCTCGCAGAGGACACGCTCATCGTCGGCGTCGTAGTTGTTTAATGTGAAGCACCAGTTGCGGGAAGACATGATTCAAAATCTCACAATCCAGAAGAATGAGAGAAGACACACACAGAGGTGGATAGGGTAATACTATACCTATCCACCGGGGACGCGGGCCCGACCTCTGGGTGTGACACAAAATGACAACGGTCACAATCCGGCGTAAGAACAATTATACACTTACTTGGAAGAAACGAGGCGGCATACATACCAATAAAGGTTTATTTATAGACGCCCCGCGACATTTTGTTAAGTCTATTATGAAACGTACAAAGAGTATGAAGAAGCGCGCAGGCAAGCGCATGCGTTACACGGCACGGCCACGACCCACACGGGCACGAACACGTCAGAAAAAGACAAAGAAACAGATCTTCAGCACAGCCAATGTCGGCTATAGCAAGACTAGTTCTAAGTTGGTCAAGACATCACAAGTGGCAGACATCACAACAAACATCGTCACAAGACAACTGACGTGGGCGGCATCGAACTTCAACCTGACAGGTATTGCCCTAATGACCGGACCGGCAGATGAGACATACAAACGTGAGAAAAACGTGGTGTTCTTGAAAGGCTTCACGATCGATCTTCAAGTGGCGAACCCTCATGTCAATGCCATTACAATGAACATGGCCATTCTAGCGCCAAAGAATCATACGGCATCAGCAATCGGCCTTGGAGATTTCTTCCGTTCAAAAGTAGACGGTCCAGATGGAAGAGGACATGACTTCGCAATCGCATACAACAATATGGATATTAGTCGCAACCCGATCAATTCAGACCATCATACAGTTCTGATGCATCGAAGAACACTGTTGAACGGATTCAACAACTCCGGACTCGCAACAACAACAAGCGGTAGGAATTACCGAGTGATCAGCATCTACAAAAAGATTAATCGAGAGATTCGCTTTGAAGACGGAGCATGTACAACCCCCATATTCTTCGTAATGTGGTTCGACGACTTCGCTGCCGTTGGAGGCACAGCAGCTACAAGTTATGGAGTAGGGACACCATGCGTCAACCTACGGCTGTTCAATCATTGGCAAGAGGCTTAGAGCGCCGAGAACGCCGGGGGCGTTGGCAGGGATAAACATCGGGGGCATGTTTGATCAGTTGGGCCGGTGTGCGGGGACCCCTCTGCGA